GATCATCCGGGCCGCCGTGCCGAGCGCCGCCGAAAGGGTGGCGATCGCCGCAATCACGATCGTCGGGTCGATGGTCATGCATGGGCCGACATCGACGACGAGGGACTGGCCGCCCCGGGAGGAACTGGGGCGGCCAGCTGGATCCCGGAGAGTGCGGTCACGGTCACGCCTTCGGACGTTAGCCGACAGTCACGCTGTAGTCACGCGGTCTGTGGGTATCGTCGTGTCTTGCCGTATCTTGCCGTGTATTCCGTGCTCACCAGCACGACCGAATCAACCCTCGTTCGGCCCGCCGTTAGGTTGCGGACCTAAAGGTCGTGGGTTCGAGTCCCGCCGGGCGCGCCACCATTCACGCACGAATGGGCGCTAGATTCTAGAACGTAGCACCGAGCTGACAGTCACCAAGACAGTCACGGCTCATCCGAGCGCCTCATCGAGCGCCGCGGCGGCGGCCCGGTCTGGCGCCTCGGTCGCGTGGCCGTAGCGCCTGGCCATCCCGGTCGTCGTGTGGCCCATCCGCGACATCCGGACATCCTCGGGGACCCCGCGGTCACGCAGGATCGTCGCGTTCGTGTGTCTCAATCCATGGAAGGTGACGTCGACGCCGGCGGCCGTCGCGATCGCGCGCCAGCGGTGGGAGACCCAGCCTCCATTGAGCGGTCGACCCGCCGGCGAGACGAAGACCAGGCCGTCGGCCGTGGCCTCGCCGGCGGCGAGTCGCTCCTCGAGATGGCGGATGCGATGCTCCCGGAGGGCCTCGACAACGAACCCTGGCAGGGCGATCGCCCGACGGCTGCGCGCGGTCTTCGGCTCGTCGAGGCCGTAGGCGCCGGCGGTCCGGACCAGGGCGTAAGTGACGACGAGCTGGGCGGCATCGAGGTCGACGTCGGTCCAGCGCAGCCCGAGCAGCTCACCCTGGCGCAGGCCGGTCCCCAGAGCCGCCAGCCAGAGCGCCTCGAGGCGGTCGCCGGAGACCGCGGTCATGATCTCCTTCGCCTGAGCCGGCGTTAGGGTCGTCGGTTCCTGCTGAACGACCCGAGGTGCCTCGACGAGCCGAGCCGCGTTCCGCAGGACGTGGCCGCGGTCCTGGGCGACGTCGAGCACGCGGCCGAGGAAGCCGAGGACGTTGCGCTGGCCCTTCGGCTCGAGCGTCGACGCGGCGAGCATCGTGTCGACGTGCTCGGGGCTGAGCCGGGCGAGGGTGATGTGGCCGATCGAAGGCTCGATGTGGAGCCGGAGCGCGACGTCATACGTCCTCCAGGTGCTCGGCTTGAGGCTGCGCCTTCCGGCGGTGTCCAGCCATGACCGGAGGTACTGCCCAACGGTCGTCCGGCCGCTGCTCATCGACGGCCTGGCCAGCCTTCGGAGCTCGTCGAGCAGCGCGACCGCCGCGCGCTTGGTGTTGTCGCCGCGGGGCGCGTACCGGACCATCGTCAGCCGGTTGCCCCGGGGGCCCGTCGACAGCGCCGCCGTCCAGCGGCCGTCCGACTTCCGTCGATACACCGAGCCCGAGCCCGCCATTCGCTTCACTCCCTGACTGTAGCCAGGCATGCAACCCGTCGACCGGGACCAGCCACAGCCCGCCGACCTTGCGACCCGGCATCTTGCCGGCGATCAGCCAGCGGCGGACCGTCTCCTCGTGGAGGTTGAGGAGCTCGGCGACCTCGCTCGGGCTGTAGACGAGCGGGGCGTTCACCGGGCGATCACCGGCGCCCATAGGAGGTACGCCGCGAAGATGCCGAGCACACAGCCGAGCGCGACGTCGAGGATCCGCTGGCTCACGTCGTCTCCTGCCGCTCCGGCGGTGTGGCGGCGAGGGCAGCGGCATATCCGAGCCTGTATCCCTCAGCGCTCACCACATCGAACGCTTCAGGGTCCTTCGCAAGCAACGCGCCGAGCCGGTCCTCCCACGTCAGCGCCTCTCGCAGCCCCTCCCCTCGCGGTTCGGAGGCTCGTAGTTCGTCGCGCGCCGTCTCGTATCCGCGCCGCCATGAGGCCGAGTCCAGCCCCTCCCCTCGCGGTTCGGAGCGGGCGGCGAGGGCGGCCTCATTTCCTCGTGCATCACCGTACTGGACGACGGCCCGCTTGACTTCGGCCCACGCTGCCTCGATAGGGTCCACGTAGATGTCCTGTCCCTCGTCGTTCATGGCGCGGTCGGTCATCCCTTCGCCCTCCGACCGCAGCGCGGGCAGGGACCCCACGCAACCCTGTGTCCGATCAGGATGCAGACGAGTTTCATGGTGCCTCCTGGTCCGTGGCCGGCCCGGTCGGGAGTGGCTCGCCGGCGAGCTCGAGCGTGACCGGGATGACCCCGAGGTCAGGGCTCGCCAGCCGGGCGAACGCTGCCCGGGAGAGGTCGATCAGCCGGACGCCGCCGCACGCGCAGGTGTCGACGATCAGGACTGTGACCGCTCGTCCGAACGCCCGAACCGTGACGCGATCGCCGCTGCGGAACTCGCTGTCCTTGCGGTCGATCGCGCCGATCAGGTCGCCGGGTCCGTAGCCGGCGGTGCAGGTGGCGACTGTCGAGCAGTACCAGGTCGCTGTGCCGCTGTAGCGGGGTGCCGCAGGGAACGCACCGGACTGGGGACCGGTCACCTCCGCGGCCTGCGGCGCCCCGGCCAGCTCCGACGGCATCGGGCTGCTCTCAGGGCCCGGTGTCGGAGCTGGCCGCGGAGTCGCATTCGACACGAGCGCGGCGATCGCGATGAAGACCAGGGCGGCCAGGGTGAGCCCGATGATGACGAGACCCGATGCGTCCTGGTCGATGACCGGCGTTCGGCGGACGGGCTCGGGTTCGATGGTCAGCGGATCCGGATCGAGGCGGAGGTCGCGGCGGTTCATGGAGACGGATCCTCGACCGGACGGAAGCCGCCGTGGTGGCCGCGATGCTCGAAGGGCCGGCCGCACTGGCCGATGAACTGGCACTGCTGGTACACGGGCATCTGCTCGTCGGGGATCTGGACCCAGCCGACGGCGACGAGGGCGCTGGTCAGGTTGTCGACGTCGAGCTTCTGGTAGATCGAGGTCATCTGGTTCTTGATCGTCTGCTCGCTGACGCCGAGCTCGTGGGCGACGGTCTTGGCCGGAAGCCCGCGCGCCCGGCGACGCAGCACGCGCTCCTCGCCCGCGCTGAGCGGCCGCGGCAGCCCGTTCATCGCAGGAAGGCCCCGAGGACGAAGCCGAACAGGAACGCCGCGACGCAGGCGAGACAGCCGAGACGGGTGTAGCGGTTCATCGGGTCTGCTCGATCGGCGCGATCCGGACCGTGCAGCCCGGGCGCAGCTCGTCGTCCTCGTAGACCTTCCGGGCGTTCAGCCGGGCGACCTGCGCGTCGTCACGGATGGCGACGTTTGTGATGCCGTCGAGCAGCGCACGGCTGAGCTTGTCCAGGTCGGGCTTGCGCTCGACGTAGCGCGGGGCGTCGAGGCGGAGCTCGGGCGCGAGCCGGCTCCGGTTGGCCGGGAGGAAGTGGGCGCCCGGTCGCGGGAAGACGAACCAGGCCGACACGACGACCGGGCCGGTCAGCGCCGGCGACGAGCCCATCGCGTCGGAGCAGGCGGAGGCGATCGCGCCGCGCCAGGCACCGATCGGCGAGTTGCTGCGGTTGGCGTCGGTCGCGATCCGGGCCCTGCCGCCGGCGACGAACGCTCGAGCGGTGCCCTGGGCGATCGGCAGGCCGCGGACGGCGAACTCGATCGAGGTCACGGGCGGGCCCCGAATCGGCGAACTATCTCTCGCGAAACGGTGCGTAGGTCAGGGAGGGGGTGGGGCGCCCTGGTCCGTCGACCGGCCTGTCCGCGACGGTCGTCGCCATGCTGTCGGGCACCACCACCCGATGGGGGGAGGGGCAGGGAGGGGTAGGCCACCCTGGTCCCGGTCCCTTGGGATGCGCTGGCCGCAACAGGGTGGCTCTCCCCCTGTAAGGGGGAGCCCTTGTTGCAAGCCATCCCTGCAACATGTTGCAAGTTGTTGCGCAACATTGTTGCAAAGGACCCCATGACCCCCGCGACCAGCGGCTTACGAGGCATGGGTTCGGACCTCTGGCAGCAGCTCCCAGGCGCCCGATGGAAGCCTGTTGAACCGCGTCTTGTACCGGCTCAGGACGGTCCTGATCGTCTTCTCGGGGATCTCCGACAGGTCGCTCAGCTGGGCATCGGTGAGGTGCCCCTCGGTCAGGAAGGCAGCCAGGCGGTCAGCTTGCGTGAGCCGGCCACGGGCTTCTGTTGCCACCTCCGCCGAGATCTCCGTGGGCTCGTATCGGATCGCCCCGTCGTCCTCGTGGACGACCCTGATGGCCTGTGGTGGCAGCGTGTCGGCGTCGTTCGCCTTGGTGTTGAGCAGCAGCAGGACCGACGAGCCGTCGGCCGTCTTCTGGCGCCGCAGCTCGTACGTGGCGCGCGCAAGGTTGGTCTTGTAGATCGAGCCGTATGGCCGGGCCGGGCGGTTGGTGGCCTCGGTCTCGGCCTTGCTCACGTGGTCGTCGGCGAGCACCGTGGTGCCCAGGTAGCCGAACGCGCTGAACAGCCGGATCGCGCCCTCGTTCGCGTCCGATCCCTCCGAGCTCGTGCCGCTGGCCATGCCCACGCTGTCGACCACGACCAGGCCGTAGCCCTCGACGTCGACCATGCGCGCGATGTCCTCGGCGAACGAGTACAGCGCCCCTCGCCGCCGGCAGTCGAGGTAGCGGATCGTGGTGACCGACGGGATCTGCAGGCCCATGGCCACGCCGCGAACGCGCCGGTTGATGCTGTCGCGGCCGCCCTCCCAGTCGAGGTAGAGCACGGGCGCCTTGCGCGGGACCCAGCCATCGAATGGCGAGACGCCGGTCTGGGTCGCGACCGCGATCAGGCAGGACAGCGTGCTCTTGCCGGTGCCGCCCTCGCCGTACAGGATCGTGGTCTGGCCGAGCGGCAGGATGGGCGCCAGGCGATACGACTCGCCGATCGGCACGGGCAGGGCGCCGACGTCGATGACCGGATCGCCCTCGCGCTCGTCCGCCATGACGCGCCGGCAGAAGTCCTCGAGCAGGTCCTCCCAGTCGACGTCATCGGTGTTGGCGCGCTTCGCCAGTGTCTTCGCCAGGGTCCCGCGCGAGGTGCCGCCGGACAGGTTGAACCGGGCGCTGTGCAGGTGGCCGTCCGTGCTCCGCGTGCCGGGCAACCCGCACGTGACCGACAGCTCGCCGTGGAGCTCGCCGCGCGTGCGGCTGAGTCGGTCGACGGTCATCTCGATCGTCAGGTCGGGCACGGTCAGCACGTAGCCCAGTCCCTGCTTGGCGAAGACCCGGCGCATCTACAAAAATGCCGTCGGGTCATCGTCGGTGTCCTGCCGGGCGGCCGGTGCCTGGTCGATGGGCTGCTCCTCGGGGTCGGGCGGGATGTAGGCGTCCTGCGCCTCGCGCTGGGCGTGATGCGCATCGATCACGCCGTCGACGTGGCGATCGAGGGCCAGTTCGGCCGAGTCGATGCGCTTGCGGATCCGGAGCTCCTCGGCCCTGCTCGAGGCGGCTCGGAGGTCGGCCTGCAGCCCGACCGGCTCGCCGGCGGCGGCGGCGAAGCCCCGAAGCTCGGTGGCCAGGTTGCCCAGGACGATGCGGTGGCCGGCGAAAGCGGCGCTGCTCTTCATCGGCTGGCGCTCGAGAAGCGCGAACAGGTAGGCGGCCAGCTCCTCCCATTCGCGCGGGGCGAGGTCCTTGACCGCGGCGTTGGTGAAGCCGATCGTCACGACGACATCGCCGGCGAGGAGGCGGTCCTGGTCGTCCAGGGCGTCACGCTCGGCGACGACAGCAGGCAGGTTGATGCGCTCAGCGGCCATCGTCCGCCGTCCTGGAAGTACGCGGCAGTCCTAGCTGGGCGAGCTCAGCACCGATCGCCTGGCGGACGTGCTTGACGCTCGTGGCCATCGGCTCGATCGACTCGAGCTCGAGGATCTCGGCGAGCTGCTTCGCGAGGGGGTAGGCACGCTCGAGCGCGCGCTGGCGAGATGAGATGGTTCTCACAGGGGACCCTTTCGACGACATCGACGTGCCTCATGACCCGGCACGGAGCGGAAAGGACAGGCCTGAAGGATAGCACCCACGCGCGTCACGACGCCCTCCTGGCCGCGTGCATGCGCTTGCTGGTGGCCGAGCGCCGTTCGGCTGGGTAGGCGGCCTTCGCCTTCGCGATGACGGCCTTACGCTCCTCGGGCGTCCGGCGGGCGTGCATGGCCAGGCTCTGGGCCGACGCCCGCTCCCTCTCGCCTGGCCGTGCCCAGCGCTCCTCGTTGGCGGCACGAACCTTCTCAAGCCAGTGGGGCGTGTGCGGATCGAGACGCTCGCGGACACCGCGGCCGATCTTGTCAGGCTCAAGGGCCAACGGAAGGGGCGATACGGGCCTCAGCTCGCATTCAGGGGTTCGACACACGCCCGACGGCTCGCAGGCCCCGCAGAAGGCGGCCACAGCGGCCTGGGCGACGTGCAGCCGGCGCTCGGATCGGTCGACGCGGACCACACGCTTGCTGTCGGAGCGGGCGTACTGGTCGAGCGCTGCGGCCAGAGGCTTGCGACGAACGCTGTCGGTCGTGCCCTTGACCCGCTCGAGCTCGACCCTCAGCGCATCGGCCAGTGCCCTGCCCGGCGGTGGCTGACGCAACTGCACGTCGACGTCACGACACTCGGCCGAGCAGAAGCGCTTCGGAAAGCCACCCTCGTTGACGAACGCGCCACCGCAGCGGACGCAGGCGCCGGTCCGGCCCTCGCGCGCGATCGCGATCAGCCGCGGCCAGCGGAGCGCATCCGCAAGCCGCTGGGCGGTGTCTGTGCGCGGCAGATTGTCGCCGGCCTTCCAGACGGCGATCGCCGACGATCCGCAGCCGACGGCCTCGGCGAGCCGGTGCTGCCCGACCTTGCGGACGAGCATGGCGCGCCTGAGCTCGGCACCGAACCGGCTGGCGGCGACGCGACGGGGGCTGTCGGGCGCGAGCTGAATCGTCACTTGCCCGCCACCAGCATCGGCAGCCCGCCGGCCGCGATCGCCTGCTCGAGCGTCGAGCCATCCTTGAGGACGCGGTAGGCCAGGAGCTCGCGATCGAGCGTCGTGTCACCCGACTCGATGAACTCGAGCTTCGCCTTGAGCAGGAGCACGTTGGCGCGCCATCGGCGACGCCATTCGCCGTCCAGCTTCGCCTGCGGGTCGTAGGCGTTCGGGTAGTCGCGCCGGACCTCCTCCATCGTCGGCTTGACGATGTCGAAGCGGTACGAGCCGCCGTCGAGCTCGAACATGAGCTGGTCGCCCGATGGCTGGCCCATCCAGCCCATCTTCTGGACGCCGTGCTTGGCGAGGATCCCGGTGATCTCGCCGCGGCTCGACTCGACCGAGACCTTCGTGCCCTCGGCGTAGCGACGGACGGGCATCAGGCCGGCACGGCCGTCTTGACGTCGATCATCCCGTCGAACAGCGCGAACGCCGATTCGGTCAGCTCGGCGGTCGTCTCACGGAACGCCTCGTCGACCAGCGGTCGCGCCGCCTTGTAGGCCGCGTCGTACTGCGCGTTGTAGCCCTTCTTCCCTTTAGCGGCCCCGGCGGCGGCCCCGGCGGCGGCCCCGGCGGCGGCCCTGGCGGCGTCCCAGGCGGCGTCCCAGGCGGCGGCCCTGGCGGCGTCCCTGGCGGCGGCCCCGGCGGCGTCCCAGGCGGCGTCCCCGGCGGCGTCCCAGGCGGCGGCCCTGGCGGCGTCCCTGGCGGCGGCCCCGGCGGCGTCCCAGGCGGCGTCCCCGGCGGCGTCCCAGGCGGCGTCCCCGGCGGCGGCCCTGGCGGCGTCCCCGGCGGCGTCCCCGGCGGCGCTCGCTTCCGCTCGCGCCGCATCGATGATCGGCTGCGCCGCGCGCGCGAGTTCGCTCGACGTGAGCTCGGGTAGCGCGGCCAGCTCGTCCGCACGCGCAGTGAGACCGGCCTTGCGCAGCCACGTCACGGTGAACGCGCGGACCAGCCAGTCGGTCGCCATCCACGCGCGGACCTCGTCGGCCGCCTTGTCGCCGGCCGTGCCGACGAGCCGCGGGATGAACGGCACGAGTCGCTGCCGGGTGTCCTCGGGCAGCGCGTCGTTCCAGGCGATCGCGAAGGCGGTCAGCACACGCGACGTGCAGACCGGATGGTCGGTGACGGGCTCGCCGGCGAACCGGGCCACCCAGTTCATGACGCAGCCCTTGCCCTCCTCGGAGTGCGAGCCAATGTCGAGGTGGATCGTCGAGAGGTCGATGTGGTGCGTCATGACTCGTCACTCGCGACGGAGATGCGGATCCGGCTCGACGCCTTCGTGTCGAACTCGCGGTGGCCGGCGGGAATCGCCTGGCGAGTGATGCGGAACCTACCCACGCGTGCTGCCCCCCCCTCAGGGAGCTCGAGCTCGCTGATCTTGAGGATCGCGTGCTCGTTCGCGCCGTCGTAGATCTTCCGGACCGCGTCGAGCGATGCCTTCTTCTTCTCGCGGTCCTCCAGCGCCGCCTCGATCTCCTCGTCCTCGATGACCTGCTCGTCGAACGCCGTCTGCTCGACGGCTCGCAGTTGCGCCACGGCGGGTTCCTCCTCTACAGCCCGGCGGTCGCCGGGGTCGTCAGTTCGGCGAGCAACAGGGCCCGCTGCTCTGGCGTCAGGGACTCGCGCGGCGGGCGATCGGGCCACATGGCCTTCGCGACCTCCGCCGCGTACGTCCGGTCGATGCGCGCCTCGTCCAGGGCCGCGAATAGCTCGTCCTGGGTCAGGGCCGCCGGAACCTCGCGAACCTGCCCCTCGACCGCCTCCTCGGGCGCGCTGGCGGCCTCTGGCGCCGCCTGGCCGTCGATGACCCAGCCAGCGACGCTCTCAGGCTCCTGGGGCGCGCTGGCGCCGCTGACAGCGGGCGGAGCGGCCGTCGGGGCCACTGGGACCGCTCGACCGAAGCCCGAGCCGTCAGGGACGGTCGGAGCGGGCCCGAGGGCCGGTCGCTCGACCTTCGGCTGGCGCTCGCGCGGCGTCTTGGCTGGCAGGAGCGAGCCGGGCGCCAGCTGCTGCGCCGCGGGGATGCCCTCGCCCAGCATCATCGGCCCGGCGCCGGCCGCCATGAGGTCCGCGATCCGGGTGGTCGTGAACTCGACGACCGGCACGGCGTAGCGGTTGACCGGCTGGCCCGGAACCTTCTTTTCGCGCTGCTCGAGGCGCAGGTTGGCCGGGATGTTCATGCCCGCCGCGGTTGCCGCCGACAGGAAGTTCGCGGCGCCGGCGAGCTCGACCGCGGCGTAGTAGCCGTGTGACTCCAGGCGCCAGACACCGAGGTCGGGGATGTCCGGCAGGACGACGTTCAGCCGCGTGACGGGCTTGCACGCCTCGGGGGTCAGCTTCGCGGCCAGGTCGCGGCGCGCTGCCGGATCGCCCGGGCACAGGCACGGCTGGTCGCTCAGCTGCTCGGTCCGGCCGTCACAGCGACGCTGGCAGCCACCAGCGGACCAGAGTTCGTACCACTGGCTGAGCGACTCGCCCGACGGGATGACGATCGGCAGCACGGAGACTTCGGTGACCAGCTCGAACTGCTTGCCCGCCGGCGACTCCCACGGCTGGCGCTTCCCGCCGTAGGCCGCCTGCGCGGCCGCGATGAGCGCCTCGGACGGCGACGTCAGGCGGAACGTCTCGAGCTTGTTCGGGATCCGCTTCCCGCCCTTCGAGGTGACCTGGTTGCCGGTCCGGATCCGGCCGAGCTCACGCAGGCGGGGGGTGATGTCCGTCAGCGGCATTACGCGGCCTCCTGGCTCTGCGGGGGCAGGTACGGGTTCAGATAGCTGATGAGCGAGAGGACGAGTGAGGGATCGTCACGCAGGAGGCCGAGGGCCTTGTTGCAGCGACCGCACAGCATCCCGCGGACGCGCCCCGTCGCGTGGTCGTGGTCGAGGTGCAGGACGCTCTCGACGCGCCGACCGCTCGGCTCCTGTCGACAGATGGCGCACCGGCCGCCCTGACGAGCCGTCAGGCGCTCAGCCAGCGTTGCGTCGCCGTGGCGCCGCAGCCGCTCGGCGTGGAAACGACACCGACCACGCGCGTAGTAGGGACGACCGCAGCCGTCGATGGTGCAGGTGGGCCCATGCTCACGGTCCGACAGCGACACCGTAGGATCGCCGTGCTTGTACCAGCGCTCCCAGTGGCGACGGCACCAGCCCCGGGCAACCGCCAGTCGCCCGCAGGTCTCGATGGAGCAGATCACGCTGCCGCCCGCTTCTTCGGCGCCTTCTCAGGCGTCGGCGTGATCGTCTCGGGATAGAGCGCCACCAGTGCGGCGGGGTTGGTCACCGGCTGGCTGAGCACGCCCTTCGACGTCTCCTCCATCCATCTCATCACCTCCCTGACGTACAAGAAGGCATCGAACGCGGGCTTGCCCGTCGCGACCGGCACGACGTAGTAGCCGCGATAGGTCGGGTCGAGCGCGGCGAGCTCAGGGTCGTGCTCGGTCAGGTGCAGCGCGCAGCACCCGTCGACGGTCGGCATCGGGGCGGTCGTCCCATCGCGCAGGAGGACGCCCTCAGCGTGCTCGTAGGCCGCCAGCTGGAGCGCCACGTCGGGATAGATGTCCTTGCCGGTCTTCCAGTCGAAGAGGAACCGGCGGCCGCCGACCTTCGCGACCGCGTCGAGGGTCCCGGCGTAGCCCTCGGTGACGTTGAACACCGTCGCCTCGACGAGCTCGAAGTCGGGCTTGAAGTCCTCGAGGAAGTTGCGGAACGAGATCAGGTACGGCGCGACGGCCGGCAGGGGCTCGGGCCGCGGCGTGCCGAGCGCGTACGCCTCGGCCTCGGCGTGGACCGCCGATCCGACGCTCATCTTCCGCTTCGACTCGCGCCAGGGCGCCCCCTTGAGCCAGTCGACGGCGCCGTCGACGGCGTCCGGGTCGCTGATGATGAACGAGCCCGAATCCTGGGTCCGCATCAGGCGGACGGCGCCGAGCATCCCGCCGATCTGGCGCCAATTGGCGACCGCGAACTCGGCGATCGACTTCGCCTGCCAGCCGGCGATTGCGGGCTTCGGGAGGCCGTTCCCGATGATGGTGGTGACCGACCAGAGGGTCAGGCCGTTGATCGTGTACGTCCGGCCCTGCGAGACGGACCTGGCCGCGCGTGGGGCTCCCATCAGCCGCACCTCCTGCAGCGGTCGCCCGCCTCCATCACGCGCCCGCAGTGCGGGCAGCGAACCCAGCTGGTCATCGGTTGCCGTCCATCGCCCGGAGCTCGCTCTCGGGGATGTCGCCCGTGACCATGTCGGCGCACTCGAAGCACCTGGCGGCCTCCGCGGTCGCGTCGGTCCACAGGACGTTCCATCGCTCGGCCCGGCAGACCGATCGCATCCAGCCGGGCCCGCTCGAGTAGGCGTGAGCGACGTCGTCGCCAGGCCGGATCCGCCAGGTGATGTCGGCAGGGACCGGCGGCATCGGGGGCGGCGCAGGGAATGCGTCCCGGGTTCTCCAGGGTGCTGGCAACGCGATCTCCTCCGGGGGCGATGTGGCCGTGAACGGCCGGTGCTACAGCCCGAGCGGGCCGGTGTCGAGAGCGGGTGCCCCTGCCAGCCGGGGGAGACTGGCAGGGGCGGAGGAAGGGAAGCCGTCGGCGCCCATCTCCGGCGACTCGGGCTGGCGTCCGGCGTCTCCGCGATCGGCGCCACCCAGAGCGCCTGCAGAGTCACGGACGCCAGGCCGGGTGGCCGGACGATCACCGTTGAGAAGGCGGACGAAGTCGCACGCCTCGCGCGGCTTCGTGAAGGTCGGACCGACTGGCGCCGAGCGGGTTCGCTCGTTGACCAGGAATGCGGCCCGGTGGTGCGTCCCGTCATGGATGGCGATCGCGACCGATGCCCCGATGGGCGGGACGATGGCCCGGGCCTGACGCTCGAGCTCGACCGTCGTCATGGCGTGCCCGGTCCGACGAAGAAGCCAGCGGCCAGGATCACGAGCCCGATCGCCATGAAGGCGACGAGCTCGATGGCGAAGCCCCACGCAGCACCGCGGCCGAGCCCGGGCTTCACAGCGCCCCGCCCTGGGCGACGAGGGTGCTCGTGTCGCGGAGCAGCGACCGCTTCTTCCACTCGGGGACGAACGCGGGCTTGGGCAGCTGCGGGAAGACGCGATGGCGGGCCATCACGACCCGTGTGCCGTGCTTGAGCTCGGCGCCCCACTTCGACTGGTTGAACGGGGTCATGCGGCGCTCCCGTCGGCGTACTGCTTCGTGACCGTCACGACGAGCGTGTCGGCGACCGGGACACCGAGCGCCTCGGACGCTTCGGCCAGCCATTCCGGCGTCGCCGTCAGCTGGCCGCGCGAGTAGGCGTAGACGGTCCGAGCCGGCCGGCCTGTGCGCTCGGCAAGCCATCGGATCGTCCGACCCTGCTCACGAAGCACGGTGCGCCAGTCATTGGGTGCGGTCGGTGTATCCATGTGTGTGGTGGACGGTACACATCGCAGGTTGTGCTGTCAACCCCTTGACATGAAACTCCGACCATGCACAATGAGCGGTCCACGAAACGCGGTGCGCGCAAGCACCGGGTGGGGACCCAAGAGGGGGGCGGGGAGCAACGATCCCCGGCCGAGATGGCGCTATTCGACCGCGGTCAGCTGGTCAAGCGATACGTGCGAGCGGCAGCCGCCCTGCACGGTCTGTACGACGACACGGCGATCGCGCTGGCGGTCGGGGTCGATCGCATCGCGGTCGGCCGCTGGTGGCAGGGCGCCCAGCCGAAGCCCGACGCGCTCGGCCGCCTGGCGGTCGCTACTGGTCTGTCGACTGACGAGCTGACGCGGTTCGTGTACTACGACGGTCCGCCGCCGACGCTTCCGCTCGATCCGCTCTCGGGTGTCCGAGAAGGCATCCGACGGGATCAGGAGCGCCAGCTCGGCGAAGCTCAGCCAGGGCCCGCTCCGTCGCCTGGGCGACTTCCTCGCGGTACCGAAGCAGGACGAGCATGATCGCGAAGTCGCCGACGGGTACGACCACTGTGGCCCTCCACTCGACGCCTCGACCGGTCGTCTGGTCGATGGCGGACCAGCGTCGCAAATCGGTCGTGACAACAGTCTGTCGCAGCAGTGTGGACGCCCGCTCGAGTTGTCCACGAGATTCGGAGTAGGGGGGACACGATGGCCAGGGAACCGATGAACCAGAACCAGAAGTTCGCGCTTCTCGTCTTCACGATCGTGATCTTCGTGGCGGTCGTCCTGGTCTACATGCAGGTCCGCGGCAGCATCGCGGCGATGTGACCGTCAGGCGGCTGCGTACCAGCCCTCGCCGTATAGCGTCTCGAGGCGCGCCAGGTAGGCCGTCCACTGGGGCCCGACGGCTTCGGTCGTCCAGCGATCGAGCGCCAGCGCCCGGATCATCGGCCGGTTGAGCTCCTCGACCGCACGCCCGGCGGCCACGTACTGCGCGAGCGTCGAGCATCGGATCCCGCTGGCCGGACCGACCGTCTCGGTGAAACACCCGTAGTCGCTCGCGATGACCGGCGTCCCGACCAGCTGCGCCTCGATCGCCACGCCGCCGCCGGGCTCGAAGTATTGGGTCGGCGCCCACACGGCTGTCGCGCCGCCCATGAGGGCCGCCCGCTCCGCCGGCGCCACGACGCCCGCGTACTCCACGTCGCCTTCGAGCCGCAGACCCTCGGTCGTCGTGATGCAGCCGGGCTCCACGGACGCTACGCCCTGTCCGGCCACGACGAGCTTGACGCCCAGCCGCTTGCACGCCTCCGCGGCGATGTGCGGGCCCTTCCGGGCGGTCAGGCGGCCCATGAACAGGTGGTAACCGCCGGAGCCCCAGCCGGTCGGGAAGTCCGCGGCCTCCCATGCGCGGGGGATCACCGCATCGAACGCCCGGAAGTCGTCCGTCGGCTCGCGCGCCGCGAGGAACGATCGCCAGGCGTGAGACTCGAAGACCCGGTAGGGCGCCCAGACACCGACGTAGCCGATGCCGACCTCGCCCGGCAGGATGTCGAGGTCCTCTAGGAGCCCGGCGATCGGGCGGTGGGTCGTCCCCATCGTCATCGCCAGCAGGTCGCGCGGCTGGTACCGCTCGCGGATGGCGACCGCGGCGCGCGAGTTGAACGTGGCCCACGGGATCGACAGTGGATCGAAGTCGTTGAACACGGTCGTTGCCCGGTCGTAACCGGGGTACCAGGCGGCCTGCTCGTCGCGTGCGACGATCGTGACGTGCTCGGCGACCTCGGCCTCATTCGCCTGGCCGGCGTAGAGGATGACCTCGTGGCCGAGCCGGGTGAGCATCGACGCGAACACGCGCGTCCGGGCGGTAAACGCGCAGACCTCGAAGGCTCGGGTCGTCTCTGTGTGGACGAGCCCGACCAGGTGGATCCTCACACGATCAGGCCCTTGATGCCCATTGTGTAATCGGTCGCGCTGACATAGGTCCCCGCGATCCACGCCACAGCCAGCCCAGGCGACGGATGGTCCTTGACGGCAACCGGGTAAAGATTGGCGCCCGACGAGGCGGAGGTCACGGCGACGCCCGCCCAGGTAGCGCCGTTGTCGGCGGTGATGTAGCGCCAGAGCTCGAACTTGCTCGAGATATAGCGGATAAGGTACGCCCGCGTCTCTTCGACTGGGTCCAAGCATCCATACATCGGGTCGAACTGCCCAGCCCCGCCAGATGCAAGGATCGTGCTGACAACCCAGGCCGAACCGGACCAGCGCGCATAGGCGTACTCGGTGTCCGTGCCGCCGGGCGGACTCCAGTTGGTCGCGATCCCGAAGATGAACCGCGGCTTGCCGCCGCTGTCAAGGAAGCCGTCATGCGACCAGGCCCGGCCCGCGGTCGCATCGTTATAGACGAGCGTCAGATCAGACGGTGCCCACGGCTGCGAGCCCGAGATGACCGTGCCGTCGCTCTTGTGGTAGTCGGTCAGGTCGGCGTAAAAGTGGTAGATGTCGCCGAGCTGGTCGGTCGTTGCGCAGTCGGTGACGACGAAGTCGATGCGATCGGTGCCGTTGCCGAAGATGTCCCAGTACGTGCGGTTGCCGGCGCTCTTGTAGACCTCGTGCTGGCTGCCCCATGTCGCGCCGTCGTCGGTGCTCTTGCGATAGGCGAGAACCGCCGTGCCTGACTGGTCGTCACGGTAGAAGCAATACACCGTGGCGGTCGACTCGGACGAGCGGCCGACGAGCATCGGGTAGGTATGCAGCTCGCCACTGAACGCGGTCGCCTCGACCGTGAAGCCGCCCGATAGAGTCGGGTCCGAGTCGAGCGTGTTCACGCTGATCCGTTGGTACATCAGCCCGCCGTTGTGGCCGCAATACACGACGAGGAGCTTGTTGTCGGACCGCAGGTACATCGCCGGTGCCGCATGGGTGTCGACCTGGAAGGCGGCGTGCAGAACGACCGGACTGCCGGGGACCTGGGTGCTATCGGGGATCGCAACGACGGCCACATCGCCAGCGCCGGAGACATAGGCGACGTACGAATATCCGACGTGGTGGAGCGCCCTGGATCGCGGCTTTTGCGTCCAGCCGCCCTGTGGCGAGGTCGCCAGATCCAAGATGCGCGGGGGGACGAACGACCCGCGGAAACGCGAGCGGAGCCCGATCACGGAAGTTCGATGACGGTCATAACGGCCGGACTGCTGGCATTGGCCTTCACCGTCCCCGTGCCGCTCGACTGAGCGGCGCTCCACTTGTAGGTATGGGACCCAGCCGAGACACCCGTGAGGACAAACTCCTTCACGACGCCCATGAACTGATCCGTGATGACTCCGACGCTCCGCGTTGCGATCGACTCGCCTACACCCCCGGCAATGTCCGACGACGCCTCGCGCAGGCCCCATGACATATAGGCATTGGCCGTTCCCGCAGCACTGGCTGTCGCCGCGAGCCGCACCAGTACGTTGCCCGAGGCCGGCGCGGTGAACGTGACCGCCATATTCGTCGCGTCGAGGTCGGCCAATGTGTTCGCGTTCCGCGTGACATCGCCAGCCGTGTTCGACTTGTAGCCGAGGACCTTTCCCGGCCCACTCGTCCCCGTGGCGCCCGTCGGCCCGGTCGCCCCGGTTGCGCCTACTCCGGTCGGCCCGGTCGGCCCTGTCGGGCCCGTCGGACCGGTAGCGCCAGTGGCGCCCGCAGGACCCGTCGGACCGGTGGCGCCTACCGCGCCACCCGAGCCCGTGGGGCCAGTGGGACCCGTTGGACCGGTCGGACCCGACTGGTCGTAATGCCCGAGGATCGTCGTCCCGCCGTCGATCGAGTCGAACGTATATTCGGCGACGACGGCGTTCCCGAGCGGAGCCGGCGGCGCGCTGCCCCCCGGCCACACGACCGCGGCCGGCCAGGTCGGGCTGTGCGAGCCGTCGCCGGTCAGCTGGAGGCCCATGACGCCGAGCACACCGTTGGTGAAGCCGGAAAACGTGAAGACGCAGTTGGCGTCGAAGGTAGCGGTGTGCCAGTCGGCGGTGCCCAGGTTGAACGTCTCGGTCGAGCCCATCGCGCCGTGCGCCTGGACCGTGGCGTGTGCCGGGCCCGTCGGCCCAGTGGGGCCCGTGGCGCCAACGCCAGTCGCGCCGGTGGGGCCAGTCGGTCCCGTTGGCCCGGTAGGGCCCGTGGCTCCGCCAGCACCGGCGAGCGGCGTGACGGTGCCCGTGTCGTCCTTGTAGGCCGGCGCGTTGCTCGCGTCGCTGTCGTTGAACAGCGTGATCTGGTCGGTGTCCGGCGTCGGGATGTCGGCCTCGGCGCTGGTGCGTAGGGTGATCCCGGATCCGGATGGCATCAGTCGACTCCCAGCAGGCGGCCGAGCACCACGAGGATGCCGTCGACCTCGATCGTGTCCTTGAACAGGGCTTGCTTGTAGAGCGGCACGGTGAACGTGTCGTCGGCCGCGATGTAGTACGGCACCATGCCACCCGTCGACGTGCCACCGCTGCCAGGGACCCATGTCCCCGACCCTGAGTCAAAGACAATGGTGTCGCCATCGGCCACGCCGGTCGTATCGACGTCAGTGAGGTCATCAAGGGCAGGGATGGAGGCCGACCCACCGAGTCCACCTGGACCGGTGAGTATCGGGAGGCGCGGGCTATTGACCCTGTCGACCTTCACAGCGCCCACTCACTAAGGGACTGGTAATGCGTGAAGCTCGTATCCACGAGCGCCTGCAAGGCTGTGTCGCCTTCCTGGACGCACCTGACACAGATATCGATCCACGCGTTGCCCGGTGAGCTGCTATGGAGGCTGCCGGCTACGAGCTGCGAGTAGCCAGCCGGAACGGCAGCAAACGGGCTGGTTTCCACGAACCGCACGAGCACGAGGACGTTGCCAGGAGTCGGCGGCGCGCCAAGGGTGATGCTGCCGCCTGAGCCGATCTGATTGGCCGACTGCACCGGAGAGGTCGCCGCAGTCGGGAGCTCGATGGCGAGTGCTCGATAGACCTCGGCACCGTTCGCGCCAGCGCCGAGTGTGAAGTTGAGCGTAAGCCCACCAGGAGAGGAGCCCGTCGTGGCCTTGTAGCCCGCTCCGACGACCGTAGCCGTGGCACCCGAGGGCGAAGCGAGCAGCTCCGTGAAGCCGGTCACGGTCGGCGTGCCGGTGTGCGCCATCTCGGTCGTGCCGTTCTGTCCGAAGATCCCCCCTATGAATACGGCCGGATTGGACACCGGAGCTGTTGGCGTGACCGACAGAGGCGGTCCGTTGCTGCCACCGATGGACCCCAGTTCGCCGCTGTCATAGGTGACCATGCTCGAGACGATGCTCGTGCAACTCCCGGCCGGCGTGGCGATCGACCCGGGCGACAGCGTGTACGTGATCCGGTACACGAGCGGCGTGAGGAACGTGACGGTTCGGTTGAGGATCCGCATCCACGTCCAGTCCTCGTAGCCCGGAAGGTGCGTAAAGCGCGCCTGGATGCGCCGTCCCGCCCGAGCGTCGTTGACGTGCTCGGGATGCACCCAGATCGTCGTCGTGATGACGTCCTCCTCGGTCGCGATGTCGAGGAGGTAACGGTCGGCTCGCGCGTTGGCCTTGGCGGCCGTCTTGACGAGCGGCCAGGAGGCCGTAGTCTCGCGCGCGGCGAACTCGACGGCGGTCGCGAGCCGGGTGCGGGTGACGACGCCGCCGTCGTACTGGCCGCGCACCTTCCAGTACACGCGGGTCGGGTCACGCGCCATGTCGGTGTCCTGCGAGGCTGCCCAGACCTGGTCAGCGCCAGAGGGTGACGGTGCCCCGACGTCGGCGGTGATGTCGCCGGGGTAGTTGCTGATCCGGAGATCGGACGAGAGGGCCGTCCCGCTCGCGAAGTCGTAGAAAGTGAAGTTGATGAAGCCCCCGAGGCCGTCGCTCATGTCCTGCTGAAAGGCGTTCTTCCCGCTCTGCAACATGCAGTCGTTGACGGCGTCGTAGACGGTCATGCCCACCAGGTTCGCTGCGTCCATGTCGACCGGGTTGGCATGGCTGAAGTACGTGTCGTCCACGCCGAGGAACGCCTCGTCGAAGAGCCATTGGATCCGCTCGACGTCCGTCTCGGCCGGCCGGTCGGCGTCGTTCGTCTCTGACAGGATCCGCCGCGCGATGACCGTGTTGACGTCGTCGAGGTTGCCAGTCCACGTCCGGGCGGCTTCCGTCCGGTACGTGTCGCGCTTGATGTGGCGGATCGTGACGAAGCCCGCCCAGATGACCTGGTCGTCGGGCGCGTCCGTCTCGGTCACCCGGATGTACGAATGGCCGCCGATGTCAAAGTCGCCGTCGGGGTCCTCGATGACGAGGCTCGAGGCGCCGACCGTCAGCTCCTCGGCGTTCTCCGTGAACGCCACGTCCCCACCAGAGAGGTTGACCCGGTCGCTGAAGTCGAAGACGGTGCCCGAGCTGAACTGGCGCCACTCGAACTTGATGCTCATGATTGACCTGGTCCGCCGCCGCCCTCGCCGTCACGGCTGCCCGACCGGCTGCCGCCGCGGTCCTCGACGACATTGACCTTCGTCACGTTCGTCGCGCTGATCTCGACCTTGACGTTCGTGATTGGCCGGTTCGCCGCGATCGCCCCCTCGATGCCGATGCCGGTCGCGAACACCTGCCGCGCCACGCCGAAGCCAGCCATCGTCGCGGCCGAGGCCGCCACGAATCCTGCCGTCCGTGCGGCGATGGCCGTCAGCGCGCCGGAGATGTTGATCGCCGGGATCGCCGACTGCTCGAGGGCGGTCACCGCTGCCGAGGTGTTGCTGACGGCTACGGAGGTTGCGTCAGTGGCGGTGACGCTGGCGATGCGCAAGCCGTCGATGTCGCTCGTCTTGGCGATCGGCGCGATGTCGCTGGTCTTGGCAAGCGGCGCAAAGTTGCCGGCCAATCCCGCGATGGCCGCGCTCGTCTCCGCATCGCGCCGGTTAGCAGCGTCAATGATGAAGTCAGGACGCTCGGCCGTAAGGCGCCTCAGCGCGCTCGTGATCTCGCTATCGCGTTGCGCTGCCGCTTTCGAGATGGCCTCAGCCGTGTGTATGGCTGGGTCGCGGAGGTCGGTGATCTGCGAGGCGTCGAGCTTCACGGTCGGAACGAACTTCGGCGTGATGGCCGAAATATGGTCGGCAATGGCCTGGGCGAACGTCTGGTCGTCCATCTGCTTGCCGGTCGGGAGCTTCGCGACGAGCGAATCGATGGCCGAGCTCGTCTCCTTGTCCCGGGTCGCGGCCGCTGTCTGGATGCCGGTCGCGATCGTGGCGAGCTTCGTCTGCTGAACGTCGGCCACACGGTTGATGGCCGTCGTGATCGCCTCGATGTCGTGCCCACCCAGACCCGAGCGGACTGGGACCCTGCCGGTCGTCGGGTCGAATAGGTCGTGCCCGCTTAGTCCAGGCGCCGGCGGCTTGTTTGCATCGATGAGCGGAATAAGTCGGCCGATGTTGCCAGCGATGTCCTGTATGCCGCTGATGAGGTTGGGGAACCCTAACGGGCCAGTCAACGCACCAACGATGGCCTTTGTCGCGCCACCAGCGATATCGCCCGTGGTTTCCGGCACGATCCCTTTGACCTTCTCGGCGATGATCGGAGCGGCGATGTTCGCGAACTCGGCGCCCGCGAGCGCCGCCCCAATGATCGGGATGCCCTTGAGAAGACCCATGAGCCCGCCCGTTCCGCCTGCTGTCGGGCTCCAGCCCGGGACGGGGACCGGCGGGCCACCGGGACCGCCCGGTATCGGCAGACCGAACCCGGGATTGGTCACGAACACCGGCTGGACGAACAACTTGCCGAGACCAGCCGTCGCGATAGCGGCGCCCACGCCTTTGCCGACACCCGCTGACACCGCGCCAGTGATCAGCCCCTCGGCGCCCTTGAAGATCGTGCTACCGATCGACGCGCTGGGCGAGAAGCCGAACAGGAACTTGACCGTGCGATCGGCGATGAGTCCCGTGAGGATGAGGTTCTGTACGGGCTCGGGCAGCTTGTCCCAACCGGCCTTGATCTTGCTGATGACGCCCTCGATCGTGTGGAAGACCCCCGCGATCCGGGAGACGACGCTCCCCCAGTTGACCTTCTGGATGACGTCGACGAGCTTCGACAGGCCGCCCGCCAGACCCTCGCCGAACCGCCTGATGTTGGCAAGGACCTCGGGCTTGGCGAGTTCCTTCGACAGGATGTCGCGGACGCGCATGATGACCGGCAGGAAGCCGGTCGCCAGCGCCTTCTGGGCGTCCTCCGTCACGTCGCGCAGCGTGTTGATGGAGTCCTGGTAAGGCCCTTGCGACGCCGCCGCCGCACCCTTCGTCGATGTCGCGACCGCATCGAGGATGAGCGCCTGCGCCTTGCCGACCTTGCCCGCCTTGACGAACGCCTTGATCTGGTCCTGCTGGGTCTTGGTCAGGATGACGCCCGCCCGCGAAAGCTTGCCCGCCGCCTTGGCCGGATCCGCCAGCGCCCTCCCGAGCAGGTTCGCGGCGCTATCGACATCGCCGGTCTTGACCGCGAGGTCCGTGATGACCTGCATCGCCGGCCGGATGGCACTAGGAGTGATGTGGCCGAACCGGATGAGCGTCGCCGTTGCGCGGGTGATGTCCTTGTCGTCGAAGGCCGCCTGGACGTTGGCCTCGACCTCGTTGGCCCAGCCTGCGATCTGGTCCGCCGTGACCTGGCCAGTCAGGCCCATCTGCTTGATGGCACCATCGACCGAGGTCGTCGCACTCTCCAGGTCTGCGAGGCTCTGGAGGCCACCGGTGACCGCGCCACCGAGCGCCCGTAGCCCGAACTCGGCGGCGTGCTCGAGCCCGACGCCCAGTGACACCGCCACGGCGCGCGACCGAGCGACCGAGCCCGTCAGCTTCCCGAGCGACCCGACCGCGGTGCTGACGCCCTTTGTGAACTTCTGCGTCTTGAGGTCGAGCTCGGCGACCATCTTCGCCGTCTCGGCAACCCTACCGGGCACGGAGCCGCCTCACCCTGTTGTCCTCGAGCGCGACGTTCATGCGTTGCTGCCAACCCACCTGGAGTTCGGCTATGAGCTGTAGCCGCCACCGGGCGATGCTGACATCTTCTCGGTGCCGGCCGTCGGGATAGTGGAAATCGAGGATGGCTTCGGCCGCTTCGGGGGCGTGGGAGAGGAGCCAGTCGTCGCTGACGTCGATCCGTTTGTCGACGTAGGCGGCGATGAGCTCGACTCCCGGTCCCGCAAAGGGTTGATCACCGCCTCCATGTACAGCTGCGTCGCTTCCTGGACGAGGTCCGACGCCTCGACGTCGTGCTCCTCCATCAGCGCGCGGATCGCCTGGCGTGAGACAGGCACCTCGTGGTTCTGCTTGTCCCTCAGCGTCCACGACTCGATGCCGTAGAACAGGAAGATCGGTCCCATGACCGCCATCCGCTCAGCGGGACTGGCGTCGGCGTCGTCATTGAGCAGGACTGACATCTCGAAGCGAGCGGCCTGCCCCCCGACGAACGGCATCTTCTCGCGGAAGGTGACCTCGTCGGTGACATGGCGCGGCGTCCCGTCCGCCTTGGGCGGACAGACGCATCCGATCGTCGCCATGTCAGGAGCCGATCAGGCCGAGCTCGGCCTCGGTCAGGGTGTTGACCACGACGGCATTGAACACACCGCCGAAGGCGCCCGAACCCTGCTCGTCGTCGAAGGCATGGCCGGTCAGGATGACCGTCGTGTTGCCGCCCACCTCGCCCTCGGTCCGGGTGTAGTAGCGCATCGGGAAGCTGATGTCGAGCGAGTAGAAGGTCGAGGGGCTCTCGGCCAGTACCTTCGAAATGAAGCGCAGCCCGACGTAGCGGTTGATCGAGGTGTCGCTCGTCCAGGCATCCGACTCGGATCCGAGCCCGACCGTATCGGCCGTCTTCGCCCAGGTGCACTCGAGCTCGATGCCGCGCTTGCCGGGTCCATACGCGTCGATGTCGAACGACTGGTCGCCGTTGGCGAACCGCTTGTCGTCCACCTCCTGCGTGCCGCGCAGGGTGAAGGTGTGCAGCGCGTCGCTGATCTTGTTCGCCGCGTTGAAGATGTCCGACGCGTCGGAGTCGATATAGATCGCGCCGTCCTTGAGGTAGATGTAGGCGTCGTTGATGGCGACCGACAGGCCAGGCGTCGGCACGGTCGGATTGTCGGGCAGGTCGGTCGAGCCCGACGAGGCGTACGAGCCGAACCGCCACGTCTCGGACGAGGTCAGCACGCCGAGCCCCTCGGGTCCGCTGATCTCGAAGTCGGTGATGATGCCGTCGCCGAGCTGGTCCCAGTCGGTCAGGACGTCGTCGCCGAACTCGTAGGTGTACGGGTCGATCTCGTCAACGGTCGTCGACGCCGGGTCGAACGTCCAGGTCTGCGCTACGCCACCGCCCGTCGGGACCTCGGCTCCGCCGAAGAAGCCCGAGAAGATCTTGATGATGTCGTTGTAGCAGAGGGCGCTGGAGGTGAGGTTGGCCGACAGGTCCGACGGGCCCTTGTACGGCGCGGACACCGGGTCACGCGATCCGACGTCGACGTCGGGATCGGTCCAGCCGAGGTCACGGTCTGGAGTGCCGGAGTGTGGATAGGCTCGGGTGGCGGCGACCGCCGTGCCGAAGTCCTGCTGGCGTCCGAACTGGTGCTTCCGGAGCCTGACGAAACCTTGGATAGGCATTGGTTCTCCTCTTCGCTAGGTGAGTGCCCCTACCGACCGGGGCTCGGTCTGGGAGAACGCGGGGATCATCCGAGGGCAAGTCCCTCCAGCACGATGCGCGTGGCGTAGTAGACGAACTGTTCCGCGGGCGGCTTCCACTCGGGAACGTAGTTCGGGAGGTCTTCGGTGTCGGTCACGCCGACGGTCGTGTTCGCCCCCATCGCGTGATACCGGGTGTTGACCCAATCGAGGAAGCCGTCGACGAAGGCATCCTTCTGGTCGGCCGCCTCCTTCGAGTCGAAGATGCCGTGCACGACGATCATCTCGACCACCGGAGCCCGTTGACGGAGCGTCGGCCCGCTGTACTCGATGTGCTCGTGGATGAGATCCACGAAGGCGGTCGGCGGGTTGATGCTGCGAGGCCGGCCGGGATAGACCTGCAGCTTGATGCCGGCCGATACCCCGTAGTCGGTGAGCAGTGCGACCGAGGCGTAGCGCGCGTCACTCTGGAGGCCCACCTACGCGGCCTTGTTCCAGGCATCGATAACGACATCGAAGACCGGATGACGTGCGAGCGCCTCGGCGGTCGCGTGGCCGCGCCACGGGCGGGCCGGGTAGCCGGGGTGCTGCTTGCGGGCCGCAGCGGCGAAGATCGTCCGCGCCGCGCCGGTCGGTCGTGACTTGCGACTCTTGAGCGAGTGCGGCTTGACGCCGGCGTCGACGAAGTAGCCGGTATAGAACCCGACGACGACGATCTTCGACACGGCGCGAGACTTACGTGCGCGGATGGAGTCGTGGAGCTTGCCCTTCGACCAGCGCGTGTCGCGGTTGGGCACGGTGGCGCGGGCGATCTTGACTGCCTCGTCCTGCCACAGCCGAGCCTCGGGCACGAAGACGTCCTTCTGGAGCGCCTTGAACCGACGCATCAGTGCATTCGCGCCAGCGATGGCCTCGGTCACTGGTCGCCTTCGCCCAGCTCGTCGACCTCGTTGCGGATCTCGTCCGGTTCGGGCTCGACCACGACCGGCTCTTCCACTACGACGGGCTCGACCACCTTCGCCTTCGGCGTCTTGCCCTTGGCAGGCTCGATCGGTTGTGGTTGGCGTGCGGCCCTGCGCGCGCGGATGGCTTCGGCCACGGTCATGCGATTGCTCATGCGACTGCGAACCTCCGTCGATGACCCTTGAGCAGGGCGAGGTAGCGTGGATCGGTCACGGGCTGCGAGCGCGCGACCTCGGTGCGCTGCGAGAGCACCTCGGCGGCCACGAGAGCGGCCTGGGCGAGGCTGTCGTCGGGCTCGTCGAGGTCCTCGTCCCAGATGCCCACGTCGTGCTTCACGTGGTAGATGGCGCTGGACAGGACCCGATCGAGCGTGTCGTCCCAGTCCTCCGAAGTGACGTCGAGGACACGCTTGACTTCGTCGGGTCCCGGCCAGTCAGCCATCTCGTCAGCTGCCCGCGATGGTGTACGTGGTGAAGGCGTCCGCGTAGCGGGGCGCCGGGAAGATGCCGCCCGCGAGGGCGATGTCACGACCGGCCACCGACGGCACGTCGGCCTGCAGCGTGAGCGCCGGATCCTCGGCCCACACGAAGCCGCGCGACGGGCCGACGATGACGTCGACCATCTCACCCGAGACCGACAGGACGTCGAGCGCCGGCACGTAGACCGGGCGCAGACCCGACAGCGTGCCACCAGGGCCGCCGGAGGCCAGGAACGACGCGGCGAGGTTCGAGTACAGCGGCGCGTTGGTCAACGGCGCCTTGGCGTCGATGAACGCGCCGACCGCGGCAGCCGACATCCAGATGTTGGTCGGGGCTCGCTTGTAGCCCGATGTGATCGAGGTGATCCACGCGTCCCCGAAGTTGGGGTTCTCGGGATCGAGCGCGCCACCGTCGACCGGGACGTGCGAGTTGCCGGCCGAATCGGTGTAGCCCGCGATCAGCGCGGCGATCGCCTTCTCCTCCGCGTCGAGCGCGTAGGCCATCGCCATGTCGCCGGTCAGGATCTCGAAGAAGCCCGGCTGCGCGCGGTTGATGAACTGGATCGAAAGGTCGGCGCCGCCGAACACGGACTGGTACGCGAACGTCCCGGTCCCGACCTTGGTGGCCGTGGTCGTGACGGCCGTCTTCTCGCCGCCCGCCTGCGTGCCAGCGACCGCGCGGGTCGTGATGACCGGCAGGGTCAACGTGTCGCCCGACACCGGCGCCGAGATGCGGCGGGTCGAGTTGAGGAACGGCCGATCCTCGTTGATGAGGTCGTCGTAGTCGGCCGTGAACACGTCGGGCACGAGGCCCGGCTGCTCGCTGATGACCACGTCGTCGAGCGCCAGGCGCTTGAGGTCGCCGCTCGACATGTTCTCGCCACGCATCCGGCGGAGCGTGAACTCGACCCAGTTGGAGAGCTTCGGCTTCTTGGTCGGGCCCGCCTGCGGGACGGCGAAGTTCGCGCGCTGGAGCTCGATCATCTGCTCGAACGCGCCGAGCATCTTGTCGATCTTCCCGTCGCGCTCGTTGTCTTGGCTCGCCGCGACGATCGCGCCGGTCAGCCGGTCGTAGTCGATCCCGGCCCCGACGACCGGAGCCTCCTGCTCGTTCTCGGCCATCGGGCCTGTTCCTTTCTCCCCTTCCGGGGCATTCGAGAGGACGTAGACGACGCCGGCCTGGGGCACGGGGAACGTCGGCTGCCATGTGGTGGAGACCTCGGCCAACCGGGCCGAGTTCGGGCCGTAGACGAGCACCCTGCGCCCGTCGACTAGCTTCGCGCTGGGACCACTGCCGACGTCGTCGAAGCCGACCGACACGCCGCGCGAGACGCCGTCGTTGGCGAGCGTGAGCTGCTCGTCGCCGCGCTGCGTCTTGCTAACCTTGAAGTCCATGTACGGCGCGTCGGCCCTGTCGGTGAACGACTGCCCGAGCCCCGTCGGCGGGTCAGCGTGGTCCATCCGGAGCCGGACCGACTTCGGGTCGACCGCACCGAACGCCTTGGGCTCGAACATGATCGGCCCGTAGCGCGAGTCGACGATGGCGTTGTAGGTGAGGAGCTTCAATCCCAGCCGACGCTCGCTGACCGACAGCGTCGTGAAGTCGGCCTCGAGGTCGAGCGTCCGGTGCTCGCCGAGCTCGACCTCTGGTTCGGTGTTCGACATCATCCCTCCGTCTTCCTCCGCCGCCCGGATCGCGGTCATGTGGCTGTCGAGGTGCGCCTGCGCGGCGTCGCGGTTGGTCAAGCCCTGTGCCTGGTTGATCCGCGACAGCGCGGCATGGACGCCGTCGACGTTGGGCGGATCACCGGGGTGCGAGTGGTGTGGCAGCGCCCACGTGGCCTGCAAGGCCGGGTCGCCGTCACGACGGCCGGCACAGATGGCGGCATAGGCCGCGGCGGGGTCATCGGACTGCGCGGCATCGGACATCGCCTGCCCGCCGTCCCATGCGCCGGTATCGACGCTGTCTGCCATAGGAAAAGGCCTCCTACGCTGCGCTTCAGGGCACTAGCGCGGAGGCCACTCATCCCGGCGGGCCACAAGGGGCACTGGGCCGGTCCGTTATGTCGTTAGGCGAGACCGTACGCGAGACGAGCGCCTGACGTCAAGCCATTGGATGCGCAGCCCGTTGGCCCGTGCCCAGCGATCGGCCCGCCTATCGCCCTGGGTGTAGGCGTTGCCGCCGACCCTGACCAGGCGGTCGCCATCGACCCGCCGGTGGTCGCGGCTCGTGTAGGCGTCGAACGCCAGCATCCGCAGAGAGTCGTGGCCCATCGCCTTCGCAAGCCGCACCGCGACCTCGACCGACATCGTGTTCCACCGGCAACCGAGCGCCTCGACGTCGACGACGACCCTCGGTCGGTGATCCGGAAAGCAGCGCGACGACTCGGCCGCCGACAGGATGAGGGTCTCACCAGGCAGCGGCGGCACCATCCGCGGGCTCGGGCAGACGCAGCCGAGTGGAACGGTGCTGGTGACGTCGTGCACGACGCAGCCGTCCTTCTGCATCGTGAAGATCTCGTTCGGCAGGCCGAGCAGTCGCACGGCCGTGATGGCGTGGTTGAGGGTCAGGACCGGGCCCGGGCCGAAGTCGGCGCGGGTCAGCCGCAACAGCGACGGCCCCTTGCCGACGACCTGGAGCGTCACCCGAGCAGCGACCAGTCGACCGGGAACAGGTCGCGGACAGCCTGCGACGCGACGACCATCTTGTCTCGCTCGATCGTCGAGGCGCGGCTGCGCGCGCTGCGCGTCTGGTCGTGGCGCACCCACAGCCAGCCCGGATCCGTCGAGGCCGTCATCGGCCGCGCGAGCCGTCGTACCCGCGTGTGGTTCATGTCCATCACGGTCCCGTGGTCGCCCTTGGGTGCGTAGAGCGACGAGAATTGCGAGACCCGGTCCGTCCGCTGGTTCACCTTGCCGTCGGCGACGCGATAGCCCGTCGGCAGGGTCAGGACGAGGCGCCGCTTCGGATTGCGGCGGGCCCACGCATCGGCCTTCTCGCGGTAGTTGGCGAGAACCCACGGCGCGAAGGCGTCGTCGTCGTCGATGCGCGTGGTCAGGGTGGCATCGGTCCAGTCGATGTACTGCTTCCAAGGGCCCCACGGCAGGTCGTGCACGTCGTCGCGGACGATGTCGCCAGCCGGCGCGATGATTACCTCGAGGCCCGACGAGATGAACGCCGCGGTCCGCTGCGGCAGGAGCGGGTCCTCGAGGTCCACGAGCACGAGCCAGGTCACGTCGCGGTTCGTCTGCGCCGCGAGCGACCGCGCACAGACGCCGATCGTGAGCCGGAGGCGCGCACGGTTGCGCTGGATGGGCACCGCCTGGCTGTAGGCCGAGCGCGTCAGGAGGTAATGGTTCACGCCGCGGCGGTCGCGCGATCGCTCGCCCAATCCACGAGGACGTCGGCTGCCCGTTCCGCTGCGCCTGAGCGGTAGGCATACACGAGGTCGACGCACCGCTCCCGCTCGGCCTGCTGGTCGGCCGGATCCTCGAGCGCCTGCTGAACGGCCGCCGTCAGATCCTCGCCCTCCTCGACGTTGACGCCCACCGTGGACGCCTCCCAGAACCGGAGCCCGTGAGCCACGCTGCGCCGGTAGATTCGTGGGTTCATGACCACGACCGGCCGACCGGTGGAGGCGAACTCGAACAGGGTCGAGCTGGCGTCGTTGACGTAGACGTCGGCGCGCCGGCAGACCTCTTCGAACGAACGGACGGGCTCGATGCCGTGCCGCTCGTACCAGGCGGCGAGGCGCCGGAAGATCCGCGGGTGCCCGTGTCCGATCACCTCGAGTCCCGACTTCGACAGCCGCACGACGGCCCGGTCGAACGCCCGCCAGGCCGAGCGCGTCTCAGGCCCGACGCGGCAATCCCAGTGGAACGCGACGGCGACGACTGGGGGGCCGTCGCCGTCGCGTCGGGGAAGGCAGTCGAGCTTCGCGCAGCCCACGATCTCGATGCGCGTCTCGGGATAGCGGGCGCGATCTCTCGCGGCGGGGTGCGGGCCGGGATGGAGGAAGAGGTTCGCACCGCGGCCGGCACCGCCGGCATACGACGAGCTGTTGGCCATCCGGCCCTCGCCACCGCCGAACGACTGGCCGCAGCCGTGCTCCATCAACGCCACCGGTCGCCCCGACACCCGCTTGAAGTCCCCGATCGAGGCCACAAGGATCGGTCTGCCGCCGGGCGGCACCCGACCGACTGCCTGGTTCACCACGCCGTCGCGCGGCGTGCGGAGATAGAAGATGCCCCGGACCTCATCGGGCAGCGCCCGCCAGATCGGCAAGACGTGATCGACGAAGTGCGGCTCGCTACCGAGCGCGTCGATCATGCGACCGATGGATATTGCGCGCCGCAGCGCCGGCAGCGGCCCTCGAAGGTGCCAGACTCGGCGAGCTTCAGGTTGCAGCGCCGGACAACGCCGCGGATCATCAGCTGACCCGTGCAGCGGACGGCCTTCGACAGCCCCACCACGGCCGCCGGCGGCGAGGGCGGGACCGGCATCATCTCGATGTCGCCTGGGAGGTAGCCCTCGGCCTGCTGCGCCTGCTCGACGCTGATGATCCCGAGCGGCACGCCGAGGTTGTACGTCTCGAACCGGGTCTTGATGTCGGCCCGCTGCAGGACGTTGGTATTGAACCGGCCGACCTGCGTCCGGGGCAGGAGGTCGGACATCTGCGCCTCGATCGGCTCGAGGTACGAGGGCTGGAGGCAGCCGCGCAGGAACTCGATCCACACGTCGGGGATGCTCTGGTAGGTCAGCGACGAGCCGGTCATGTTGTACTCGAGGAGGACGCCCGGGATGCCGAACATCCGCGCCGCGTCGCCGTTCTCGTACTGGCGCGCGTCGAGCATCTGGGCGCCCTGGGGATTGGCATCGAACTGCTCGACCGACTCGATCCCGATGTCGATGATCTTGGGTTCGTTGGGATGGCCCGACATCCAGTCGCGTTTGAAGACCTCGGCCTCGGTCAGCCCATCGGGCCCGGTCGTCGTGTCGAGCTCGTCGGCCTTCTTGACGACCAGGGGCGGGACGCCCCCGCCGTGGTAGAAGTTGGTCGCCCATTGCTGCGCCTCGACCGCCACCGAGACGGCCGCGCCGCACATCTGGAGCGGCCCGATGCCGCGCAGCCCGGTCTGGTCCTTGTGGTACATGATGTGGACGAAGGAGCCCTCGGGGTTGGCCGGCGAGTAGCGCGTGCCGGTGATGTCGCCGTCGCGCGGCCGCTCTGGATTACCCCAGTAGTACGTCGGGCGCAGGCGGTTGGCGGGGTTGGCCTGGACCGACATCTCCCACGGCGGCACGTTGACGAGCGCGATCGGGAAGCCGGCGCTGTCGCGGTTGGCGATCCACATGATGTTCTCGCCGCGCGTGGCACGGTAGTAGCCGACCTCGTAGTAGTGGGCGTACGGCGTCTCGTACGGGTTCGGGCGGGCGAGGACGACCGGCGTCTGCGGCATCGGCGAGCCGTTGTACCAGCCCTGCATCGAGAGGCTGCCGAGGGTATGGCTGATGAGCGTCACACAGCGCTGGATGGCCGGGACCGACAGCGCCTCCGCGACGCTGGCGTGCCGGCCGGGGCGCACCTGCCGCTCGCGGATCCGGGCGACCTGCGTGTCGATGTCGGGGAAGCTCCCGAGCTCGGTGCGCTCCTGCATCGGCTCGAGCGCGAGGAAACTGGTGACGCGGTCCCAGATGCTCATGGTCATTGAACCCTCAGGCTGCCAGGACGTTTGGGGTCGGATGCCAGCCAGACGGCCCGGACCGCTGCCAATGCTGCCGTGATCGGTCGGTCGTCCTTGGCCTTGACGGCGTGCCAGGCTCCGCCCTCGTGCGACTTGCGGACCGTCCATGCGAGGTCGTCGCCGATCTCGTTGCTGCCGTCCCAGTGGACCTTGCCGCCCTCGACCATCCGCGCGAATGCCTCGGACGCGACGGCCCACGCCCGCCCGTCGAGCGGCTTGGCGTTGGGGAAGTAGCGGGCGAGATCGGCATCGGTCCACGGCGCGAAGCCGACCGTCCGGACGCCCAGCTGCCTCGCCACGTCGCGGAGCTCGCCACCGAACACGTCGAGCGGGATCGGGTCGCCGGTCACGTCGGCAACGACCCGGACACCGATGTCGTCGCCATCGCGCCGCCAGGCGAGGACGGCCGAGGCCCGTGTCCCCGATGGGTCCATCCCGACGGCCATCATCGGCCGGCGCGCGATGCCCAGGTCGGCCTTGGCGTCGAGCCAGAGGGACTCCTGCACGAGCGGCGCCTGCGTCGAGGTGACCCAGCGGCACAGGTGCTCCGTCTCGTAGATCGGCAGCGTGTCGGCGAGCAGGTTCGTCCGGTACTCGCGCTCGAGCGTGGCGAGGACATACGGCAGGTGCCCGATCGCGGGGTTCGATTCCAGCCAACCCTTGATCTCGTCCGGCTTCCGGTTCGCGGCGGCGGACCATTCGAGGTAGGCGAGCGCGGGGTCGTCGTCCTTCCGGGCCCGCAGCGCGTTGAGGACGACCGACGTGGAATCGCCGGCGTTCGAGAGGTAGATGAACTGTGGGTGCTGCGACGCGGTGAGGGTCGGCTTGGCCGCCGAGATGAACGCCCAGTCGGTCTCCTCGCGCGCCTCGTCGAGGATGACCGTGTCGTTCGACGGACCGCGGGCGCCACCACGAGTCGCGGCGACGACGCGGTAGTCGCCACCGGTGACCGTGCGGATCCGCTCCTGGCCGTTGGCGAAGCGCGGCTTGCCCCGGACCTCGGAGCGGTAGCGGCCCATCATCTCGTCGGCGACCTCGGCGAAGACCTCGCGCGGCAGCTCGCGGTTCTGCGCCGCGTGCATGATCCGCAGGCCGCGCCGGATGCGGCTGATGATGAGCGGCACGAGCAGGCGGGTCTTCCCGTTCTGGCGCGCGACGACCACCGCGACCTCGGGATACAGCGGCGCACCGTTCGGAGCAACGGCCTCCGTGTAGCGGACGACGACCGCCTGCCATGGCATGAGCTCGATGCCGAGCTCGGCCGCCTGCGCGATGAGCGCCTGGTGCGCTGAGCGGGCCGGCCGAGGGGGTGCGATCCGGGGAGTCGAGTTGCCGCGAAGTGCGATATTCGCACCCTCCGAAACGGCCGAAATGGCGTCAGCGGTCGTCATCGTGAGAGGCTGCAGGACGGCCGTAGTGGCCCGAAAGGCGCAGGAAGCCGCTGGATCGGCCCGTATCCGCCTGAAGGCGCTGGAGGGCCCCTGTAGGCGCGTGGGCTACGCTGGAGAGGGGAACCGGGCTAGGGGAGATAGATGTGCTCCGAGCGCATCGAGCACTGCCCCTCGCGCTAAAGAATCGACCCCCCGCCTCGTCGCGTTGCATATCACCATCGAGACTCGCACGAGCGAGCACTGCATCCTGCGATATGCGCATGGGTGGAGCGTACACGTGCGAGGTACGCATCCCCTGTCCCTTCACCCACCCACGCCGCCCTCCTGGACTCCGGCTGCTGTTGCACGGGCCGCACGCTGCCACCAGGTTCGCCAGGTCGTACGGCGCACCGGCCTCGGCCAGCGCCACGACATGGTCGACGCTCGTCGCCCTGCCGCGGCAGATGCCCGGGTAGTTCCACTGGCAGACGTAGCGGTCACGCTGCAGCACGACGGGGCGCACCTTCTTGCGCCAGTGCCAGGTCGCACGTGGGTCTTTCACCTTGGCAGGGACGCGTCTGCCATACGCACGCGCCATGCTCACGACCACGGCCCCCATGCCTGCCAACTCGTCGCGTGCCTACCCCCATGACCGACCTCGCGCTGACATCGGACATGGCCGAACCTGTCAGTGCACCGAGGACGACACGCTCGCTGCGTCCAGTTGATGAAGTCGGTAAACAGGCGGAACGGGACGAAGCCGTCGTACAGCCGTGGCATCGTGGCGTCGATCCAGTCCGTCACGATCCGCTGCCTCCCGCGTGGGTCACGTCCAGCGCCACGACCATGCGGCCCGCGAACGGGGTCAGCACCTCGAGCCCCGTGTCCACCTGGATGTCCCACACGAACCGCTCCGTGTGCGTGAGCATGTCCGTGTCTTCGGGCTCGAGCGTGACCGTCAGCGTGCCGACGTCGCCCGATCCACCGATATCGATGCCGCCATCGTCGATCGTCTTTGTGATGAACGCCGCGTCACGGAAGCGGCGCTTCGCCGTGAATGTCACATCCGCCATCGAGAGATCGACGGGTGCACCGTTCGCATCCACAACGTGGCGCGTGAATGCGAACGTATCGCCCCGGAACAACTGCAGCAGACTCACGAGACGAGCTCGCTCATGGGCGCTCCCTACTCTGTCGGTGGCGCGTCGGGCGCCTTCGGATTGAGGCTGTCGATGATCGACTGGCCCGTCACCAGAGCGTAGGCGCCTGCGGCCGCGATGCCGCCCACGAATAGCAGGTTCAGCGAGAAGTCGCCGATCGTCAGGCTCCCGATAACCTGGGAGAAGGCGAGCACCAGGACGATCGGCAGGATCCGGCCGAGCAGCTGCGTTCGGACCCAGACGTCGATGTACTTGAGCTCGAACGTGCTGTTCGCGATCGCCCGGGCGACCCCGAGGATCCAGTCCAGCAGACCGAGTCCAAGGATCGCGATGATGGCCGTGATGGCCGGGGTGTCCGCGTTCAGGCGGGTAAGCAGAGCGTCCATTCAGTCCTCCTCGTCGTCAACGGTCCCGTCCTCGACGTCTCGCGGCAGATCCCGGTCGTCGTGGATCGGCTCGGGCGGCGCCTCGGCTGCGGCCTTGGCTTCGGGCATCCAGTCCCGGTCGAGGTCGTCGCTCATAGCTGTCTGTCCCTCACGCTGCCCAGTTGATGAGCCACTGCACGTCGGACGGGTCGACGACCGAGCCGTACCCGTGACCAACCCGCTTGAGCGCGGCGGCGATGTCGGCGACGTCGACCCGCGCCCCGAAGTTGTGGCCGGCCTTCGCGATCGCCGCGGCCACGATCCGGCCGTCTGGGTCGGTGGCTCGGATGGCGGCAGGCACGCCGCTACCCCAGATCGGCCCCTCGGTGTCGGGGAAGACCGCGCAGTAGACCTTGCCGGCGCCGAGCGTCCGGGGGTCCGTGTCACCCCACGGCTGGAGCGCGGCCGCGAACTTGAGCAGCAGGGCCCACGGCCACCACTGCGGCGAGACGGCCGCCTTGCCCCACGACGCGGTGTGGCCGTCGGCGGCCGGGTCGTACACGAGCGCCTCGCGTGGGGCGCCGAGCGTGCCGCCGCGGACCTCGTTGACGTAGACGGCGTGGTTGACCCGGCCACGGGTCGAGCGGTATGGCGTCCCGACGAGGACGCCGGCGTTGCCCTGCCAGACGG